TGGACGAACTCAACGACAAACATGGTAGGAATAAAGAATGGGAACGGTATGTAGCCGAAGCAAACTTAAAAGACGCATTAGAAGAACGAATGGATGTTATTGGGCAGAACGGCAACGACGGCTTGCACTACGACGAGAGCCAGTACCCGAATGAAAAGTGTCCAGACCATTACAACCTGCCGATACAGCCTTGGGAGTACATGGAAAGCATGATGAGCTGTGAAGCCTTCATCGGATATCTACAAGGCAATGTGATTAAGTATGTATCACGCTTTCAGGAGAAGGGTGGTGTAGCAGACATTGACAAGGCTATTCATTACTTACAGAAAATGAGACAGGTGTTCTAATGACACTAACTATTGAAGAGTTGAAAGACAAACTACAACGCATAGACGAAGTAACCCTGTTAGAAACACTAGAGATTAACAGCGAGCTGCTTGTTGAAGCTTTTGAAGATAGAATAATAGAACAATATGACGCTTTAGCAGGAGATATAGAAGATGACACAAGTACATGGGATTAACGTAGATTACAATCGTGACACGACGCTAACACCACAGGCGTTGACATTGTTACAAGACTTCTACATGCTAGACAGCGAGAAGAGTCCACAGGAAGCGTATGCTAGAGCGGCAGCAGCCTATAGCGCAGGTGATACAAGCCTAGCACAGCGCATCTATGACTACGTATCGAAAGGTTGGTTTATGTTTAGCTCACCAATCCTTAGTAACGCACCACTACCAGACACCAACCACAAAGCACTGCCAATCAGTTGTTTCCTTTCATACGTTGGAGACAGCTTAGAAGGCTTGATAGGACACCATGCAGAAACAGCGTGGCTATCTGTTAAGGGTGGTGGTGTAGGTGGGCATTGGTCTAGTGTACGTGGTGTGACAGAGAAGTCTGTCGGTGTGATGCCAATGCTTAAAGTAACTGACGGACAGATGACAGCTTACAAGCAAGGTAAGACACGCAAAGGTAGCTACGCAGCCTATTTAGACTGTGACCATCCAGACATTGTAGAGTTTGTTAACTTCAAGCTACCTACAGGTGGAGACATCAACCGCAAATGCTTTAACCTGTTCAACGCTGTGAACGTGACAGACGCATTCATGGAAGCAGTTGTTAACGGTGTTCAGTGGCAATTAAAAGACCCACACACCAAGGAAGTAACAGATACTGTAGAGGCTAGGGAGGTGTGGCAACGCATCTTAGAAGCCCGGTTCAGGACAGGTAGCCCATACATTAACTTCATTGACACAGCTAATGAGGCTTTACCAGACTTCCAAAAAGAACTAGGGTTGAAGATTCATGGCTCAAACCTATGTAACGAGATACACTTAGCTACTAACGAGGAACGCACAGCAGTCTGTTGTCTGTCTAGTGTAAACCTTGAGAAGTTTGACGAGTGGAAAGACAGCGAGATGGTAGCTGACTTAACCACATTCTTAGACAATGTATTAACGGAGTTTATTGTACATGCGCCAGAAGAGTTGGACAAGGCACGTTTTTCAGCCTATAGTGAACGCTCTATTGGTATCGGGGCTATGGGCTTTCATGGTTACTTACAGTCTAAAGGTATTGCGTGGGAGAGTTGGGAAGCAACTTCGGCAAACTACTCGATGTTTAAGCGTATTAAAGCGCAGGCACAGGCACAAACTCAGAAGTTGGCGGAAGAACGTGGTGAATGTCCTGATGGTGTTGGCTCGGGGGTTCGAAATGCTCATCTACTCGCTATTGCTCCTAATGCTAATTCTAGTATTATATGTGGATGTACAGCGTCTATAGAGCCTTTGAAGAGTAACATGTATGTACACCGTACACGAGCAGGTGCTCACACGATTAAGAATAAGTATTTAGAGAAGGTGCTGTACAGTCTTAACAAGGACTATGAAGAAACATGGGATAGTATCTTAGCTAACGATGGCTCAGTACAACACCTAGACTTCTTATCAGACCATGACAAGGCTGTGTTTAAGACGGCTTTTGAGCTAGACCAAGCTTGGGTTGTTGAGCATTCAGCTAAACGACAAGAGTTTATATGCCAAGGGCAGAGCGTTAACTTGTTCTTTCCGTCAGGAGCTGACAAGGGCTATGTAAACTCAGTACACTTGAAAGCCTACAAGGAAGGGCTGAAAGGATTGTACTACTTACGGACAACAGCAGGCAAGACAGCGGATAACGTAGGACAGCAGGTTGTACGCAACGCCTTGAAAGACTTTGAAGGAGATGACGACGAGTGCATAAGCTGCCAAGGGTAGTAAGAAATACCATAATAGTGTTAGAGGTAGTCACCTGCCTCTTCATTATCGCAAACGCAATAGCAAACCATGGTTGGGGATTAATAGGACTATGAAAGAATACAATTATATAGAATCAATTAAAGTAACAAAGGTAGCTAACGGTCATGTCATTCAGATTAAGATGGTAGGTATCTCAACTGAACAGACCTTTATATGTGGTAAAGACGAACATCTTGACGATGCAATAACTGATGCAATCACTAGGGCGTTGTCAGAGAAGATATGAACCAATACGTAATACAATTCCACAAAGGAACACCGAAAGACTCTTACGTTGTGTTACAGGTAGACTGTGAAGCCTATGCAGACCTACCTGCTACACGCTACAGAGACTTTTTAGAAAAGAACATTGACATCGAGTATGACTTTACCATCTGTACGCAGAAGGTGTATTTAAAAGAACAGGGGTTATTATGAGTTTAGTTGAGAGTAGTAAAGTTTATAAGCCATTCAAGTATCCATGGGCTGTTGAGTATAGTGTACAACATGAACACCTTCACTGGGGAGAATGGGAAGCTAAGTTACAAGACGATGTGATGCAGTGGAAGACAAAGCTATCACCACAAGAGAAGAACCACATTACACAGATACTACGCTTGTTCACTCAGTCGGACGTAGCAGTCGGTACAAACTACATCGAACACTACTTACAGAAGTTTAAGAATAACGAGATTAGAAGTATGTTAGCATCATTTGCTAATCGTGAGTTCACGCACCAACGTTCTTATGCGCTGTTAAACGACACACTAGGCTTACCTGAAAGTGAATTCTCAGCCTTTGCAGACGTTGAAGCTATGAAAGACAAGCTAGAGTTTATGGCTAACATAGACACTAACAGCTATGCAGGCTTGGCATTAGCAGTAGCCCGGTCAGCTATTAACGAAGGTATGTCATTATTCTCAGCATTCGTTATGCTGTTAAACTACACACGCTTTGGTAAGATGCGAGGCATGGGAGAGATTGTTCAGTGGTCTATTCGTGATGAGAGTTTACATTGTGAAGGGATGACAAGGCTGTTTCGTGAGTTCTGTAATGAACATCCACGCATTGTTAACGATGATTTTAAAGCACAGATATATGGCATGGTACGTGAAGCAGTAGCGTTAGAAGACAAAGTCATTGACTTAGCTTATGAGATGGGAGATATAGAAGGTTTGACTTCGAAGGAAGTTAAGCAGTATATACGCTACGTTGCAGACCGTAGACTTATTCAGCTAGGGTTAAGAGGTAACTATGGAGTTAAGGAGAATCCGTTGGAGTGGTTAGAACCTTTGATAGCTACCACATCACACGATAACTTCTTCGAGACAGTTGTAACGGAATACAATTCAAATGGCTTATCAGGAGAATGGGGATGGCAATAGCAATTAGTTTATTCAATGGGTTTAACATGGGAATAGAACGCACAAAGAACAAACCTATATGGGGGTTGAACAGTGACGGAGAATGGGACATCCTAACCTTCACAGGCTTCATAGTCCATATAGCCTTCTTTCGCTTTAGCTTCGGTAGTTTCTACGAGCTGATAGAATTAGAAGACTTAGAATAAAACAAAGCCTACATAGACTTAATAGGTCTATGTAGGCTTTTTGCTATCTAGGTATTGTGTCAATGTTACGTTCTTGTTGAGCCGCACCGAATAACATGTTACGAGCCTGTTCTACCTGTGGAGCATATTCAGATTCGTAGTAGTCATTTTGAATTTCCTGTCCGGTTTGTGTCAACTGATTAAGTAATCCAAAGAACTGAGTAGTCATCCTACCCTTCATTTCCTTATCTAATCTACTCTTAGTACCTGCCATAGTAAGCTTATCAATACGCTTAGCTAACTCAGACAGTTTAAGTAGGTCATTAACTCTAACCTGATTAGCCAGTACTTCAGGCAGTTTAGTAGGCAGTACAGCACGTACAGCACCCATAAACTTACCACCAAGACCTGCACCCTGCACAGTCTGTGTAGCACCTGCTGTTTGCTGACCACGTACTACTAAAGACAATTCCTTGTTAGGTCTTTGTGATAACACATCAAACTCGTCCATTAAAACTTTAATCTTACGCTTAGTTTTATCGTCCATAAGATAGTCGTATACTTCACGCTTATCTGTGTCCTCTAAAGCACTACGTAGTCTTGACATAGCCTTTTCAGGGTCTTTAGGATTCTTCATAGTAGAAGACAACCAACCTTTACGCAAAGCGTTAATGATAGGCTTACCACCCTTCTCTTTATGTTTAGCGCCTAAATCTACAACTCTTTTAAACTCGTCAAAGTTAGTCATAGCCCTGTTATCAGAAAACAACATCTTAGCCACTACTTCAGGAGCATCCTCATCGAATAGACGTTGAGCTACATTAGAGAATGTAACATCCATTGTACCACTGTAAGACTTCATCAATCCCCTGTACATTTCTGCAATCTTAGGATTATCAGAACTGTTTATGATAGAGTCCTCAAAAGCCTTTTCAATCTTAACAAGGTCACGTACAATAGGTTTGTTTTCAGGGTTAGCTTTAACCTGTGCAATCTTCTTTTTAATTATTTTAAGCTTATCGTAAGCCACGTTGAAGTTTTGCGTTGTTTCCAACTGATTGACTAATGCTACAAATTCCTGTACTTTAGGGTCTAACCAGTTAGTAGGTTTGCCTTTACCCTCAACAGACTTAACACCCTGTAAAGCTTTCTTCTTAACAACACGAGCATACTTTTTAACGTCTGCCAAGTCAACTGTTGTGGTTTTACCTTGTTCAGCCAAGTCCATGAACAACTTATCGTGGTACTTCTCAGTAGCTTCACGAGTACGTTCAATCATATTCTGGACAGCTACACCCAACTGCCGTCCTTTCATGTCTTTCCCTACTTTCTTTATTTTACTAATTTCAGACTGTAGGTAGGCATTTTGACCTTCTTCCAACTCTTTAAGAATGCGAGAAGGCGAGACAGCCGCTTCAGCTGCTCCTGCCATATTCTGAACAAACCCACTCTCAGGCATCACTTGCGCTAAAGATAGTCCACTACCTTGTTCTGCGAGTTTCTCCTGTAGTTTCTTCTTCGTATAGAACTGCCTAATCTCACTAGGCTTTAGAGGGTTTAACTTGTCCATAACAGGGTTGTTAGTTATACTACGGTAGGCATCAGCAAACACCTGTCCAACTTTAGCGCCTGAAACATCCAAAGCAGCTTCCTGAATCATACCCATGAACAATTCTTTGTCTGCTACAGGAGCACCTTCTAAATAGTTCTGTATAACCTTACCACTACCGTAACCAAGTGAAGCGCCATAAGCACCACCTGCAGGACTACGTGTTAAAGTAGCTCCCACAGTACCACCTATTATACTACCTGCATCCGGTAAAACACCTGTTATGTACTGACCTAATGTCTTCTCATCAAAGCCGGATACAAACTGAGGTGTATCTTCACCTAGTGATTGCTTATACAGACTGTTCAACTCTTCTTTTGTCATGCTCTGTAGACGCTGTTCAGCTTCTTCTTTAGCTCTAGCCTCTGCAAGCATCTGCTGTAACTGCTCGTCAGTTAGTTTAGAAATATCTTCCATTAGCGAAACTCCGGTAGTAAAGGTGAGTTACGATTAGCACGTCTGTTTATTTCTTGCATAAGTTGGTCACTGGTGTAATTAACCTTATTAGCAGGCTGTGCAGGCTTTGTAGAATCATTATTAGAAATATTGAAGTAGTATTCCTTTTTAGCCTCAGGTAACTGTTTACGCCATGCATCAATAGCATTGACAGACAAGCCTCCATTATTCGCCATATACTGAGCCTTAAACTTATTAAAGTCACTTGACATAGTAGCCGCTTTTAAGTTTGACTGTAGGTAAGATAATATAACTTCTTTAGACGAATTGGCATCAGGAACAGTTGATAGCGCAGTTAAGAACTCCACGTTAGAAGCTGAACCCGGAGGTAGTAGTTTTAACGCTTCTACTTGCGAGAAAGCTGCAAAGTCCTTTTTAGTTAGTGTCTCGCTGTCACCAATACCTAAAAAGCCTTTAACAGTCTGCTCTAAAGCACCAAAAGCACCAGAAGTAAAGCTATCTTCTTTTATCACTCTGTCCATTAGGTTGGTTAAGCTTGCCGCTTTTCTAAAAC